GTCTATTAAATTTAATCTTTATAGTAACAAGTGACCCTGATGGAATTGCGACTCTATTATTTTGCGTTCCGTCATTCTGAAAACACGGGTAGTTTACGCAAGATTCATCATTATTATTAGTCTCTGTTTGTGTGGAATTTGGCTGCCCACTGTCATTAATAACACTTTGAGTTATTTCACCTGCAACGGAATAACTAGACACCGTTGTGTCAATACTAAACCCTTCAGCACGAAGCCTCATATAAAGTCCTGGTACCTCAAGTATATCAGATGAACTTTGAAGAAGATGAAGAAAATTAGTAGGTTGAGAAACCTTGTCTAACACTACGGCTTTTGTTTCTGAACTTAAAATCCCAGTAGAATCTCGCTTAACAATAAGCTCTGTTCCAGCCTCTATCAGCGCTTGGTCTTGACCGATAAGCCTAAACCAATAAGAAGTTGTACTAGGGTCGTAGTAGTATAAAGTTGAGTATATAGTTTCGTAAGCGCCCTTAGATTGCTTAAGAACGAACTTATATGTCTCCGCCCAGCTTGGGGCAGTCATATTGGTGGGGATAGTAACCCGTATCTTATTGATATCGTTACTATTGACAGGCGGAACAAAGACAGCGTTTTGATTGCTCGTTAAAGCAGTCGTAGCCCTTTTGTATTCATCCATATAGACAACTCCCACCTCGTAGTCTCGGTTACTATGAAGGCTTTTATTAGAAGACTGTTGCTGTAAAGAATACGAAACATTACTGACATTGAAATACTCAAAGTATTGATTGTCTGCGTTAGAAGTACGGCTGTACTGAACTCCCAGTATGCTCACTCCAAACTCATCAGTTGAAAGCGGGTCAACATCTATAAAGACCCCTTGAGAAAGCGCCGTTATACCTGAGTTTACAGTTGTGTATCCCGATGGTGCAATTAAAGAACAATTGAATACATCGGTAAACGTACTTCCGTCAGCACAGTTCGCTAAAGACTGGTACGTCCCTGACCCGTTAGCTCCCAGTTGAGATTGGAACTCAGGACTGGTAACCATCTCATAAACACTGCCGTATGTTTGAGGAAGGGTATATACAAAAGATATGGTAAACGTAGGATGGTTAACGGTTATGGGGTATGTTCCTGATTGTCCTGACCCAGAAAAAGAAGCGTGAGTAACGGTAAATGAAAAGCCAAAGACACCTCCCTGAACTAAGTTAGGAGCTGTGTCAAAATCAATTACGGCTTTACCCGTAGTACTTGGCGCAGCGTTTTGGTCAATACTGTAAGCCTGACTAGCCACATCTCCAGCCGCTTGGAATACCGATAGGTTCTCCGAGACCACCTCAGCGCTGTAGTTGGTATCTATACGAGCGCCCGATGCAATTGTCAAATCATATCCATCGATGTAGTTTCCGTACATCAGGCGGTTGCCCATAATAGTTTGAGCTTGCGCCTTAAGCGGTACGTTATCGTAAAGCCTCGCTATCTCTGATTGAGGCAGTAAGGTGTAGATTTTCTGATTGGTAAAGTTGACCGTCTGAACTACGTTATTAGGCCAGCCCTCTTCGCTTTTTATATACTTCTGTATGACCCGAACTGTAGAGTCTGTACCGAGTTTAAAACAAAGGTCAATACCCACTACATCCTCACCTCCTGTATTGATACCCACAACAGCTGTGTTGTAGCGGTTAAGCATACCAGTATTAAAGTTGGTAGCGGGGTCTAAGCTAAAGGGGCTACTCTCAAAAGCTACGTCGGTAAACTGAGATAACGCGCTATAGTCGTTATTGACATACTTATATCGGTATGAAAACGACACGAAATGAGATTCTAAATAATCCTCCTCTCCAGGTATATCGATAAGCGTCAGCGTAGGAGCTGCGTTTGGTGGCCTTTTAATAACGTTTATATCGTCATTGGTAATTTGGTCAACGTCGGTTGCCGCTATAGGCTGAGGGTAGTTTTCAACTACGTTAATTTTACGAGGCGGATTGTAATCGTCCGTAAAAAACAGCAGGTCCTCTACCTTATTGACACCCGTTATTAAAAACGTAGGATTAAAATTAAGGACAGATGTACTGATAACGTGATAGGTCAACACCTCGTCTGTCGTTCTAAACGACGCAATTATATCAACGACCCCAGTTACGGATGCTGTATTAGCAGAGTCGTGAATAAACCAGTATATAGTTTCGTTAACGCCATCTTCGAACGCCCCAATACATCGAGCTGAATCACTTAAATCTACCCCCTGATACTGCAAGGTGGTCAAGCGAGTATTTCCCTTAGAGTTTTCTACAGAACCTATCTCCGAGCCTTCCGTAGAACCTAGCCTGACGTTTAAGGCATCGATATATTCTCCATTGGGGACAAGGCGTTCATCGACGCTCTTGTTCATACGCCCCTTGATAAAGTTCCTTTTGACGTTCCCCATTATTTAATCCACTTATTCTGTCCACGCAAGTTCATCAATAATCGGCCAGGATGGATATTGCTGATACGGATTTTTGCATTTCGTAAAAGAGCGGTCTTAGACTTTCGATAACGGTTAACTATATACTCTTGGGTTCCCATCTTAGAGTTGAGGATAGCATAGGAGATATACGAGTAGATAAAGTCCTCAAACAATTTATTGACCGTAATTAACGAGTCATCGCCTCCCTCCATACCATCGCTAACGTATTCTAGTATACAGCTCTGACCAGACATCGCCGAGCTAAAGTTTATAACGCCCGCCTTGGGGTCGATACGGAATGTAGGATTGGCATTAGCGGTTTCAGTGTTTAGACCAAACGCAGCGCCTCCAATTGGGAAATCAAAATACCACAGGCCATCGATACACCAGCCTTCGTTTCCGTCGTAAGGGCTGTTCTCGTTGATGTACATCGACCTTAGAGTGCTATTAAGCCTTTCGGTATCAATAGGTGAGAACTCTGGCTTTAAAGCGGCTCCTGTCTCGTCAAAAAGAATTCTATTGTTTGAATCTTGTAGGTACGCCTGTGCACTAGTAATTTGGATGTTCTCCGTCAAAGGGAATACCGTTCCATTTCTAAACAAAGACACTCGAACCCAGTTTACATAATCGCTAGGAAGGACAAAGCGAAGGTCCTCAGAGACATTAAGCTGCAATACCTTAATCTCTTTAAACGCATCGTAGTTAAGCTCCTGTATGGCCCTCTTAGCGTGAAATAAAATTTTATAGCGAGACTTCTCGTTTACCAACTCGTTATTACCGCTATACATAAGCTGGTAGTTGGTTACGATATCTCGTAAACTGACATATTGATACGACCCCCAATTGGCATCCTCTGGAGAAGCCCCTGCGTTTTCGTAGTATTGATACTGAGTGAGGTATGCCATATTACTTGCTTTGCTGGTCGGCGATTTGTTCTTGACCTACCGCATAATTTACCACATCAATCTCACGTATAGAAACCCCTGCGTACTGTAAAATTTTATTTACCAAACGAGGCTCGTCGTCAGAAGGCAATTCAAAATCCTGGTAGTCAGCTTGAGTTTGGTCAAATACAGGCTCTCCTGCCGTTAAACTTATATAGGTCCAGTTTGGAGGAAGGGGATATCGAATATACTGAATCGTACCTGACGTGATGGTCGCGGGATACGCTGTAGCTGTATTTCCGTTTTGAACAAAAGCGGGGAAGCCAGTCGTAGGAGCCGTAAGAGATGACGCCAACAGTAAGTTAATCTTAGAGTTAGACACCTGCTCTAATTCATAGTTGCTACCTGTAGGAAGTATCTTATTAATTAAATAATAATCAGCAGGAAGAGCAAATGAGTTTGTGGTAAAATTCACAACTGTAGAGAAGTCATCGATAACCTCCTCTAAAGAGCGCAATACATCAGCGTAGCCCGTTCCTGACTGGCGGACATTCTCTTTATTAATCTGGTAATTATAATCGTTAAAGTACTCATCGAATATCTCCAGCTGCGCTTGTTTAGCGTACAGATTAAAATCTGCTGGCGAGAGATAGCCAAAATTGTTCTTATTCAGTATCGATAATACCGTGCTTCTGACCGATTCTATCATAGGTACGCTTTTGACAAAGATAAATCAAAAAAAGGGGCCGATATTTTTGCTTGCGATGAATCGCAATAAGAAAAAAAAAAGAGGGACCTAAGCCCCTCCTTTATTTCTATTTCCTTAAATATCAAGGACTAACCGCAATAGCAGTAATCGCAGTGGGAGGAGTAGGTTTACTCTCTACCTGTCTCCAGTTACTAGCTAATGCCTTTTGTACTTGCTCTGTCATAAACAATTTCCACTGATGAGTGGTTACATCCGCAGCGTGAGCAATTGTAATCAGAATAGGCTGTGACGTTGCATTTAGATACCTAAGAGTTAACTGAGTAGAGGTTGTGGTATCTATATGGGCAAGGCCCTGCAAAGGGATAGGAACCTCTTGACCATCGGCGTTTGTCAAAGTGATGTACTTTACCATAATATATTTATTTAAATTGACCCAGGGCCACTGATGTTAGTAACTGTTTGAGGAAAAGATGAAGCATTAATCTCAAGCATAGGCTTGGTATAGCTGTCTTGCTGAACCTCAATAAGTAAGTCTTTTACGAAATTTGCCATAGCAATATTCTGAGCAGCAACAGTTGTTGAAGCATAGGTAATTGTCATAACGTCCTGGTTTGCCTCAGAATTCATATACTGAACTTTACAAGTTGTAAAAGGAGATGATGGAGCAATCTCGATATTGTAAACGTCAAACGCGGGGAGAATCATTGTGTCGTGGCTCGCAATGCCTGTGACTTTGATATACTTTTGCATTGTAAAAAATTATGCGTTAGAAAAAATTATCGACACAAATATACAATAAAAAAAAGAGGGGCTATTAACCCCTCTTCTCTCGTGTATAAACGTATAGGTCTAAATAGTGGACTCTAACATTTTAAGGATTTCAATTCCGTCATCAGATTGTAAGTAAGCTGCGATAGCTGACTTAGGGTCTTCACCAAACGGAACAGACATCATACGTTTCTTGTTGGTCTTCAAATTAAAGTGGACATCACGTCCGTTATTGCGAAGTCCCAATAAATTCTTTTCTAGAAATAAAGCCACCTTGCCAAACATATCCAGCGAAGGGTCTTCTAAAGCATCTAGGAAATCTTCTGGGTAGCGTTTAGCGAGAATTAAAATATCGCGCTTAAGCTCCGAAGACGAAAGTTTAGAAGGGTCAATTTCTAGTAGTACACGGGCGACCATTTCCATTTCGGTAAGGTCCATCTTACGTGCAGCAGCTAAAGCGTCAGCTTCCAGGACCATATAGTCGAGCTCTTCTTGAGCGTCCTTTTCCTTATCGACTTCAGAAAATGCCGCACCCGAATCAGGATGTAGGCTTAAAAAATGTTGTAGTACCTGGTTTTCTTTTGGTACAGAAAGGAACCCGTCTTCAAAGACGATTGGTTCTAAAATAAAGTTTCCGTCTTGCTCGTCCTCGAAAGGCGTTTTTTGATTGCGAGCATAGCGTAAAGCGCGATTGACTTGTCCGTCAAAATACATAAGCGGCTTACGAGCGGTATTGCGGGAAGACAGCGTAAAAGTTAACGGTGCCACATCGCGGTTGAGTTTGTAGACCTTGTCTACAATAGGATTTGAATTTTTCATTCGATTGAATTTAAAGTTTAAAAAGAAAAAGGGAGGAGGTTTTACTGCCCCCTCCCTTTCAGAGATTAGTCACGGAACAAGAAGAAGTTGTTGGCACCTAAAGTGCAAACAGCTCGTTCAGACAAGAAGTTAACTTGCATCTTATCGATAGAGCTATTTGCTGCTCCACCAGCAGAACCAGTAATCCAAGTCTTGTAACGACGGTCTTCAGTTTCTGAAGCGCGGTACCGAACGTGAAGGAAAGGTCGCTTAGCATTCTTACCCATAATCTGGTCGTATACAGTTGTTGAGCCAGCTGGCACCAATAAACCATCTACTTTACCCGAATTAAGACCACCACGCATAGTTGGGTCGTTCAAGTACTTCCAGTCAGACTTATAGAAGTCATAACCACGACGGAAACCACGGAAACCAAGGTTCAACGCCATCTCTTCGTCATTGTCAAAGAGACCGTAAGAAGTACCACCAGCTCCATAAGAGTTCTGAGCAGCCAACATATCATCAATAGCAAATGAGAAGTCACGGTTAACGAAGATTACATTCTCTTCGATAGAACCCTGCTTATCCAATCGCTGGATAATAGTGTCAAACTCAGCCAATGTAGTTGGGATACCTTGGAATACATTTCCTCGAGTATTTACTACATAGAAGATTCCATCGGAACCAGCTCCTTGAGCAGAACCAACTGTAGCATCAGGCACACCTAGGTCTGCTGCTGCTCCAGAACCAACTGCCGCAGGTACAGCTTCAATCATAGAAGTCTCCAAGTAGTCGTCAAAACGAAGACGTGTCTCGTGCTCAGACTTCAAATACCATAGGTATCCAGTAGCTCCGTTCTCGGTAGTTACTTCAACCCAACCGATTTGAGCCATATCAGAACCATTAACACTATAAGTGTCCTTCAAGATAATAGGCTTATTCTCAAAGAAGTTGTCTTGAGCTTCTAAAGAACCAACCATTGTATCTGTTCCCTTAGCAAACTCAGAACCGTATACAAATACAGTACAAGTAGTGTTTTGAGGAAAGTTTTGAGTAGCCTCGTAGTACTTTACAGAAAAAGTAAAGGTACCACCTGCTCCACTAGGAGTGCTCGAACCTGTAGTTACAACGGCTTTATTGCTCAATGTTGATGCGCCTGCGTTAGCAGAAATCATAACGGTTTGACCAACTCGCAAAGCAGCTGTTGAAACACCAGCAGGTAGAGTTACAGTAAACGTGTGAGCAGCAGCTCCACCAGGTGCACTGTCAGCATTACAATCTGTATACTTAGTATGCAAACGTCCTTGCTCAGCCCATTTGATAAGGTCAGAGTTAGAAGGCATCTCCGCTCCTACCATACGTAAGAATCCAGAAACAGTACGGTTACCGTAACGCTCGAATTCTTTCTCGTAGGTATCAGGAAGATACTGGTTTAAGAAATTAAAATTAGTAATGTAGTTCGTTTGAAGAGCTACTTTACTTGGTGCTGGATTCAAATCGAATCCAGGGGTTGTTAATACAGCCATTTTTTTTGTTTTAAAATATTACACTCGACGGGCGCTCTTAATTTTGAGGCCACGTCCCGAATCGGAACTTACGCTCCGAATTTGCACCCCATCCTTATTAGCTGTCTCAGGTACTCGCCGCGAATCCATATTAATATTTTTGGACTTACGACTTATATCTTCGACGCCATCAGACTTGCCCTGCTCATAAAAGAACTCGGCAAATTTAGAAGGATTCATTGCCACGCTTAAAGCCTTGTGGTATCCCGCAGCGTCTTTAATCAACCCGTCATCCCCTATAAACTTATTTACGAAGTTCATAATATCTAACTGAGCCGACTTTAAGTCGCTAGCGTTGCCTGGGTTAAAAGTGACGTCCTTCTCTCCGACTGCAAATTCAAAACCTTTGAATTTATCAGAAAAAACTTCGTCAGTTTGCTTCCGAAACCACTCGTTACGACGAGTGTTCTCTTGTTGGACACTACTAGACTCTTTCACGTATTGTTGATAGGCTTCAAAGTTCTCCTTCTCTTCTCCAGACAACGGGTTACCACTTGACTCAAGGGGTACCTTATATTGCTCTTGAAGGTCAGAAAAATATTTCTTGGCCTTATTAACCACTTTTTTCTTAGCTACTTTTTGCTTACGTACAAAAGACTCCTCATCGAGGTCTTCATCATAAGTTAAGTCTTCTACCATACCCTTTACATCGTCGGCATCTAAGCCTTCTTCAGTAGCTAGGTAGTACTCCGCTAAGAGAGTATCTGTATCGACAGCCTCATAGTCTTTGTTGAGTTCAACAAAATCTTTAAGGCCACGACCAGTTTCTTTTTTGAAACGGAAATAAGCGTCTACATCTTCAGGAAGTTCTGGAGCGTTATTACGCTGCTCCAAAAGCTCGTCTAGGTTATTGACCTCTTTTCCGTATCGGTCTTTTAAGAAAGAAAGAACTTGCTCTTCATCTAAATCAGAAGAGATTTGTGTCGGTTCCGACACAATTTCCTCTACTACTTCAGGTGAATTCTCATCACTAAATTTAGCTTCGTGCTTTTCAAGAAGCTCTTGCTCTACTTCAGCAGTAGATTTTTCTTCCAAAGCTCCTAGGTCTCGTACTTTAATTTCCATTAGATTTAATTTGTGCGAAGATAACTATTTTAAAATCCTTCATCGTGGTTCAAATTCAGCGAGGTCGAAGCCATCTAGGCTGTCCTCATTGGATTCAAAATTGATGGGAGGTAAGTTATTCTTACGCTGATTGATTAGTTTAGACTGCTCTGTATTTTGCTGGCTGATACGCTTGCCTTTAGCATCTTCTCGCATATCCTCTCTTCCCGCAATTAGCTCTTCATCAAGTCCCTTAAGCTGCATATTAAAGTTAAACTCCTGCTGCATAAGTTGGTTTTTCAGCTGAGCCTCCATCTGCATACGCTCAATATCGAACGCTACTTCGGCCTGCTTTACCTGAACTTTTTGTTGCCCTTCGGCCTGGATTTTCATCATCTCAGCATCAGCAGCAATTTTTTGAGACTGGAACTGCTGCTGCATCTGTGTTTGTTGCTGCTGCAATTGCATAGCCTCCTCGCGCTCCTGCTTTTTCTTGCGCTTCAACTTAAGAAGTTGGTTGGCAAGTTTAATATTTCTAATCTCCCGAATATCAATGGCATCCTCTAAGTTGATGTCATTTTTAGAAAGCGCCATCTGGATATTTTGCTCCAGCATAGCTTTCTGTTCTTCATCAGGAGCTACTTCAATAAATACCCCGAAATCATAGATATATAAATCTTTGATATCGTTAAGGATAGATACATTGTACTTGCCAATTTGATTTGAAAACTCTTCTTTAAAATCAGCGTACTCCAATATATCAGCTACTCGGCACGAAAGGGCTTCGGCCATAGATTTAAGGATATAAAGGCTTCCGTCTAAAATATGCCGTGTAGCGACATTAGAGTTTAAAGCCGCCAACTTCTGTACACCAACTAAAGCATAGGGGTCTGGTGTAGAGCCATCACGCGCTTCGTTAAGACCCGTTATATCACGTATCATACTAAGATAGTGATTGTAGTTCCCGATAAGAGCACTAATCTTCGACTGTCCCGAGTTACTGGTAAGCTGCTGGATAGGAACGCGGGCGTTATTAAACTCGCCGTCCTGAGTGTAGCTTCTACCTACAACACTACCTGTCTGGAAGTATAACCGCAAAGCATCCTCTGGGTTATATGCGTTACCCGTACCCAGGTCAACCTCGTTAAGTCCATCGGCATCGATAAAGACACCGTCAGGGACAATACGAGACATCACCTGCTGTAACTTAAGGTGCGTAATTTGTATCTGGTCAGCTAAAGGAATCATACGACGAACTAACGACTCTATATTTCCTTTGTACATACGAGGCGCACACGCTACGTAATTAGGAACTGCATATTGAGATGCCGATTTAGGTCGGACCATATTTTCAGCCATCTCCCACTTAAGTAGGATACTGGTTCCCATAACCATAACACCTTCATACCATACATCGATAGTCTTTTCGATTTTCTCAAAACGACCCTCTTCCATCATCTCATCTGGCGGGTTGAATGTATCGTCTTTCTCGATAACCTTACTTCCGCCCGTTTCGTTAATCTTCTTCTTATAGACAAACTTCTTAGTCGTCTTATAATTAAAATACATCAGCGTAGCGGTATCACGATAGAACATATCGTTTTGATAAAGCTCCGCTACGTTATAGTAATCATACCAACTTTGAGAATACTTAGAAATTTCCTCTAGGTCTTCCCTGGTAAGGGTAGGGTCGATTTTAATCAACTCTGTAATAGCTACCGTTTTAATCTCACCCCAGTAAAAAGTATCTTTAAAGTATGGGTCTTCAGTATAGCTGTATACCACATTAGCAGGGTCTACATACTCTACGCGTACCCCGTCTCCCTTCAAAAACTCGTGCTTTGCAATGCCAATACCTAAAGTAGTTAGGTCATAGTCTACCCGTTGGCGTGTCTCGCTATAATGATTTTGGTCCAACAACGTGTTAATCGCCGTTTCCTCTGCAATTTCAATAGCAGGCTTATAGTTAAGCTGCATATAAAGAGATAGCTCTTCATCGCTATTGGGTAAATCGTCAGGAGCTACTGTAAAGGGGTCAACGCCAAAGTCTTGCTGAACCTGTAGTAATAAATCTTTAGAGACCATCTGGGCCTCTATCATATCCTGGTATTTACTACGTTTAGCAGAAGACATAGCATCCTGAGCATATGCCTTTACATCGAACAACCTGTCGGACATACCGTTAACTACAATATCAACAAACTTAGGTATGATAGGAATAGGTGTCCAGTCCAGATTGAGATACGAAAGGTCACCATCTGTAGATAGCTCGTTTTTGTATTTTGCTACCGATTGCTCCCCGCGAGAGTACAGGCGTAATCGATTAAATTCTCGCCATTGGCTATAGAATCTACAACTGTTACCATCTCTTTTAAACCACTCATACTGAATGGCTTGTCCTACTTGGATTCCAAACTCACTACTTGCTTTTTCGGAGTCAGAAACAAATTGAGTAGGGAACGAGGTAGATGCTATATTGACTTGAACATCTCTCATTATTTAACTAGTTCGCTGATGTTTCCACGGTTGTTGTATCTAGCAAAGGTAACAGATATTTTCGATTGCTTTTCTTCGGGTTGATATACGTGTTTTTGATTCGCCATAATTGCCAATCCCGAACTAATAGTAGCATCAAATTTTGTCCTGTTATTGATATCAAATTTAGCCCAGTCTTCTAACGTTCGAGTAAACGGCATCACTCCGATATCCCCTGCCGAACGATAGGTTCCTTCTAAATCTATACCGATATGTTTCTCAATATACGATTCTATAGCAGAAGCGTGAGACTGCTTAACGTCTTCCGAGCTATTGGGTATACCTCCAAGCTCTTTCTCTGTTTTAGAGAGTTTATTAAACTTCTTGTCGGGACGGTTCATAGAGAACTTTCGATAGCCTCTATGTTTAAAATGATAGAGAAGCCTTGGTTTATTGTTCTCCGTTAGGATAGGCATACCATAGAAAATACAGGCCATTAGTACCTCTTCAAAAAATATCTCCGCCGTTTGAGGACGTGCTACATACTCTAGAAAAAACTCACTACTCGGGGCGTCATCCATATTGAACTTAGTCATCCCGTGAAGAGAACCGTTAGAACCTCTTCCACCGACTACGCCCGAGATGTCGTAAGGGTCACATCCAAACGACCCTATATGTTCATTGCCAGGAAATTTCATCCCGTTGCGTGTAATGACATTGTTCTGTAAATGGGCAGGAGGTATCCATCCCAATACAAATCTACCGTTACGCTCTGGAGTCCAAATTACCTTGGTGTCTTTCTCTCCGTTAAGCCAATGAAACGACCCACGAGTAAGATAATGCTCCTTAATCATTGTATCGTTATAGTCTATCTGCTGGTATATCTTGGTAAGATTAAATAGCGACTGTTTGCTTTCATCTCTAAAAGCGTGGGACTCCGTCCTAGGGAACTGCCTATAGAATTCGTTAAGAGCGTCAGGGTCATTTTTTAATGACGCTACTTCATTCTCCCAATAGTCAATAGCACCAATTTTAATAACACTTCCGTCAATGCCTTTAGATGCAATCGCAGGAGTCCTAAAAATTGGCATTCCATAGATATCTATATAACCCTCAAAATTCCATTCCATAGGAATAAAGAGACTGTACATACCGCTTTTAGTTTGCCCGTTGGCATTGCGGTTGCTGACGTCAGATTGAGAAAATAGCGTCTTATAGTTACCACCCCCTTTACTAAGCGCGTTAGAAGTAGAACCCATCATACACTTACCTATAATACGGCTACCTAGTCGCAGGCAAGTTTTAGTGACGCGCCAGTTATTGAGGATATTTTCTGGCTTCTCCCATTTCCCGCTCTCATCGTGTACCAGTAACAAAAGCTTCTCTCCGTCATAGCTGTTGTCTGATGTATTCTTCCAATCTATAGTTGTGTCAAGACCATCTAACTCGTTATCCTCGTCCAAGTACATATTGCGCTTGGTAATTTTAGAGGCGGGGATACGGTAGGCTAGTTCGGTCTTTGGCTTGTCCATACCATCCTGGATAGGCTTAAAGAAAAATGGATAGTTCGCCGATATAGGAACAACCTTATCGGTAAACATCTTCTTAGCGTCAGAACCCGTTTTAGAAAGTATACCTACACGCGCGTCTTTAGCTAACGTACCGATATTAACGCATTCCGAAGAGCCCATAAAAGAAAATCCTGAACGACGAATCTTTAGGTAGCACATACCAAAACATCGGGCGTCGGCCTTACACGCTTCCCAGAATATATAGAATATACGATTGGCTTCTCTAAAGTCAGGCAGCCCTACGTCGATTTTAGTCCACTGAAGGTAGCTATAATGAGACCCCGTTACATACGTAGGCTTACCGTTATTCATAAACCACACGCCGTTCTCTCTACGGTTAAACTCCTCTTCTATAAAATCTACCCACTTATCTTTAAACTCGGTAGGCATTTCATTCCACTGGAAGATAGTCTTGATACGGGAGAGTTCTTTAGGATATTGAAGAGGCTGCCAATACTGCTCTTTTTTATTCTTACTGCGCTGTATTGGCTCTTTATTTTTAGCGGGAAGAGCAATACGAAGTCCCTGGATATCCACGATATCTCCTACAGTTCCATCTTTAGATATAACGACAAAATCATACTTTTCATTGTAGCCATACTCCCAGGTCTTACCCCTGTTTTTTGCTGACATAGCCGCAGGAGGGACAATATCAGTAAGGTAGGTAAGGAGATTATTTTGACCGTCGTTCTGCAAAGCCTTGCTTGGTATTGGTAGATGAGTCGCCGCGTTTTTCAGCTGCTTCTAAATTTTCTTTCTCTTGTTCAATTCGATTGAGTATCTCAAGAGCATCGAATATAGCTAGTTTTTTAGTAGCCGCTGCGTTCTTAAGCCTATCGGCTGCTAGCTCGTCTTCAATATCAGGCTTTATAATATCCTCTTTAGCGACTTTAATAAGCTGTTCTACAGCCCTATGTCCTGCTTTTATAATCTCTAGTTTTAGCTCTTTTATATTCATAAGACCATCGTTATGTTCTCAGTATACATACGATAAAGCTTTTCTCCGTCGACGGTAAACTCGTATTCACTTTGCGGGGTAAAAGAAATCTCATCGCCTTCTTTAACGCCTAGCTTTTCCAGTTGCTCGTTGCCATAGCGAAGCGTTCCAAAAAGAGGTTCTTCCTTAACGAACTTCTTAATCCACGATTCTTTTTCTTCTACAGGCTTTACAAAACAGTACTTACTGTGGGCTTTCCACTGGTCGTCTTTTTTGTACAAAAAAAACTGGTCTTCTTAGATAAAAAATAGCTGGTCTTTAAAGTAGCTACGCCCACTTTTCTGAACGCCCTTCATATCGTAATAGTATTTAAATACATTATGATGGACGAGTAGGGTATCTCCTTTAGAAATAGGACCTGTATAAGAAATGGGGGTTGCCTCTACTATAGCATAACGATTAGAAAATCGATGGTCTTCTTGAGAGGAGCTTACGATGAATTCTACATCGCCCATCTCTCTTATGTTATCGTACCTGGTATCGTTAAGTGGCTGAACTATAAATGCGTCTGGAGACCTCATTAAAAGTTAATGTTGTACTCTACGGATACAGGCATAGAATGAGAGAAGTGTTTCCACAGAACTATCTCATCGTTGCGCTCTATCCATATTTGGATTGAATTTGATTTAACCTCACTTTTTATGAGGTGGATTTTATAACCGCCCCCTAAAACCTCTTGGCCCACCAAATAGTGCATAGCCGACTTATAGTCAGGACCTATAGAGATTTTACGGATAAGCATTATTATTCAGCAACCTCTTTTTCGGTCACCTCCCCTGTTTCGATATTGATATTAGCGCTGGCACCATATGTTTCTATAAGGGATTTCTCCATCTCATAGTAACGCGCTTTAATCATCTGGATATTAGAAAGGATATCCTGTTGCTGCATTAGACATTCACCCAATGCAACTTTGTTTTGGTTGAGCTCGGTTAGCGCATCGCGCAATTCCTTCAACTCGTCGTCAGTTAACTTCTTCATTTAATTTAATTTAATTACCACGTAGCGAGAGCTACTCTTTTCCAAGTGTTAGTCGCAGTACAAACATAGATATAATCTGCCGTCCATACAACATCTCCTTGCGCTCCAGTAGAAGTAGCGGAAGCAGGAGCTGTACCAAGATTTACTTTAGAGGCAGGGTCAGTCCAAGCCAGTTCCCCATTTAAAATATTAGACAGCTGCTGATTGACAGTAGGTGTGTTACCAGGAAATGTTATTTCGTAAGACCCTAGACTTTCAATATTTGAGGCAACATTAAGTGTTAAATATCCAATAGCACCAAACGCTTGCTTCCCAATACGTATTTTACCAAAAACATCAACTGTAGGGGGGTTCGCATTTACTTTTAGAACAGGGTTAGTGTAAGTGCTAAAGAAACTTAAGCTTTGACTATTGCTAGTCATTGTATAACTCCTATCTGTTCCTGTCTGAACAAGGTCAGAGGTACCAAGGTTGGTGCTATCGTTCTGAGAAACCCAGCTTAAAACTCCACTGCCATCGGTTTGTAAAACCTCGTTGGCATTGCCATCGTTCTCAGGAAGAGTAAGTGTATAAGAGCTCGTTAAAGATGTTGGAGCTTTAATACCCGCATAAAGACCGTTTAATACAGAAAGCTCAAACCGTAACGTAGCTTGGTTACTTATACTAATAGCATTTTCAGCAGTGCTATTGAGCGAAAACAATGGTGTAGTACCTCCAGCATTTCCAAAAATTAAAACGCCGTTATCAATATCATAACTTCTAGCTCCCCCTGTCTGAACAAGGTCAGAAGTAGCAAGGTTATCTGTGCTAGCTGGATTAACCCAAGCTAACTGTCCTGCACCGTCAGTTTTAAGAACCTGCCCAACTGTACCATCCGCAGTTGGTAGCGTTAAGGTATAAGAAGTCGATACAATTGCTGGAGACTTAAGCCCTACATAGTTAACATTACCATCTAAAAATCGAATGGGAACTTCAAGCCCTGTCTTAATTGAGTTATTACCAGAGGTGCCATCAAGAGAGAAAATAGTATCTTCAGGATTGCCCGTATTTCCCGTAAAACGCATAGTTTGGTTACCTAAACTATATGTTCGGTTTTCTGCTTCTTGAGTAAGGTTGCTGTTAGATAGATTAACAGATGTGCTTGTCGCCCACGAAAGAACGCCTGTGGCACTGGTCTGTAAAAATTGACCTGCTGTACCTACAGCCGCAGGAAGGATAAGTGTATATGAAGATGTAACAGCAGTCGGAGCTTTAAACCCGACATACTCGCTACCTGCTGCATCCAGCAATTGCAAAGGAACAGTATGTCCAATGGAAACTTTTGAGGAAGAAATACCCAATAAAGGAGTAACACCATTTTGGAATTGTATAGCCCCTGAGTTTACATCATACGTCCTAGTAGAATCGCTTTGAGTAAGGTTAGCATTACCTAGGTTAATAGAAGTAGCGCAAAGCGTAACAGCATTACAGAAGTCAGTAACCTGAGACGCTGTGATAGCGATAGGGTTCTGAGATGCCCCTATAACAACTCCTTTACCGTTAACAGCTAACGTAGCCGAATTAGCAGCGTCTCCAAATGTACCGTTGCTAGTTTGATTGCTTAAAGAAACAGCGCCAGATAAAACAGATAACCCTCCTGCGGATGGGAAAGATGCAATGCCCGCTACTGCGGCAGTAGCTAACGAGACATTATTGTTAACAGCCGTCCATTGTGATTCGAGAGTGGGGTTGTTTTGATTGGAAATAATAACATCCCCTACAGCCAATGCGGTGCTCCAAAATCCCGCATAATCACCCGCTACTGTTACTGAATAAGTAAATCCTGTTAATACTCCAGCACCCGTAGGAGGAGCTCCCGTCGCATCATAACCGCCTTGGAAAATTAAAGCTCCTGAACCAGCGAATGTAGTATCCACATAGCCCTTAGTAGCGGCATCGGTGGCAACGGTTGGGTCAACAAGACTAATAATCTTATTGGTTCCCATATTAAGGTTAACCGTGGCAGCTCCAAACGAAGTTACAGGAACATCTGCTGGGTCAATTTTATGCTGATTGGTTCCCGATGTAACAGCAAAATAATCCGCGTCAGTGAAAGAACTTGATACAGGTAGCTCGCTAATATCTAAAGTAAATGTAGCTGTTCCAGGAGCAGAGATTGCCGTATCAATACCCACACCACCCACTAACGATAATATATTGTCGTCGTAAATAGTTTGATTGGCTCCTGTATCTCCACTTATATCAAAAGAAGTCATAATTCCAGGAGCTACACCCGATACAACACCCGTAATATGACCCTGTGTATTAACAGAAATAGATACAGGATAGGCATACGTGCCTGGTGTTCCGTAATCTAAATGGTTAAAGGTGACCGTATCGACATTAGAAGCCACGCTATCAATGCCTACGCCACCTAAAAGCAATAACGAATCGTTATTGTTTATAGTCTGGGCGACACCAGTATTCCCGTATACACTAAAAGAAGCAAGCCCTACAATATCACCGATAGTATAGTTCTTGGTTACATTGTTGTTGCCAACCTCAGTGCCAATAACTTTGTCACCTATTGATGGAGAGGCATCTATTGCATATGTACTAATCTTAGGCATAGTCGTGGGGTTTATTGTTCAAAGGTAATCAATCTCTATTTTTCCTTACGGCACTCCCAAAGAAGTAACCAAAGATACTTAAGACGATACCCTCAGTAATTCCGATGAGGTGAATCCAGACCTCTTTATTGGATTCTGGAATGGTTAAATACACAATGGCATATATAATAAAAGCGAAAGAACCCAGTCCAATCATACCCGTTAGGTTGAACATAAGGTCAAAATTGCGAGTCTTAGAAATCTCTACCTCGCGCTTACGTGCGGAGTCCCTGTCGGACACCTCTAATGCATAAAGCTCTTTAAGGTGATTGTGGCCCTGTTCTTTATCAGCAGGGGCCAGCTTAGGGTCGTCGTCTATAAGTCGGCTTATGATGCCTAAAACGCCCGCGTCAGGGACTACATCGCCTACAACGCGTAATATATCGGGAGCTTTGGATTTAAGCCACCCTGCCATCTTGGTATCGCGGAACTTTTTCTTTTCGTTTACGCCCATCGGTACTCTGCTGTTGCGTCAAATGAAGGACAGGCTTTATTAGAAAAATCGTTATGAGAGTGAACCTCTGCATTGCAATGCAATCGTTTAAGAGTGCATATAAGCATCGTAAGAGAATCAACCTGCTCATCGGTCCTAGTGTCCATAGGTTCGCCGTCTTTATCGAGACCTCCTATATAACAAATGCCAATAGAGCCCTCGTTATGGCCTTTACAATGAGCTCCAGTAAGTTTTAAATCCCTGCCGTATTCAATTACGCCATCTAGGTTAATAACAAAGTGGTAGCCTATATCAGAAAATCCTCGGGCTTTATGCCATCGGCGGATATCGTCAGCAAAAAACTCTTGCTCTTCTTTTGTAGCCGAGCAATGAACAATAATCTTATTGATATCTCTCATCGCCCTTGACCGCGATAGGGCTTTTTACGCCCTTTGCTTTTGGTTAAACGACTAGCGTTTTTAGAATGTATACCAGGTCGTTTTGTACAGCTAGAGTCAGACTTGATATTTACTACAGACTTTGCCATTTTATTAATTACTTAATTTATAGATACGGTCGTCTAACTTTTGCAGGACCTGCTTTATTTCTTGGATATCTTCTTTAAGCACCGTTACGTCTTTACTGGTAGACATAATAGCGCTATCAATAAGTTCATCGTGAATTTTAAGCTCTACAGAAGATACCTGCGGAACAGGGAGTTCCTTCGCCTCGGCTATCTCACTCTTCAGAGTAAAGTACATTCCAATAAATGTCGACAGCACTACCCCCAAACTGATAAAGTCTTTTATCCCTAATGATAGCTTGGTATCCTTGTCGATTTCGATTCCCATTTTTTCTAATCAGTATAAAATTTATATCTTGATTTATAGTTGAATTAGATTTCATTGGGGAGAAGAGATTACTCTTCGATAAAGTCAACGTCCTCAGTCAATTCTTCAGTAGGGTCTGGTGGGAACCATCCGTTAGCCTCCATATATGCTTGGTCGTGGACCGTACACTCGGTGGGGATAATCTGTTCAAAGAGAACCGTTGAAGACGTAGTGATAAGCGTAGTGAGGGCGTCCATCTCTGCCTGTGGCATTAAAGGAAATAAAGCCTGTAGCTCGGTCAAGTCGACCGCTGCGTTGACATAGATAACCCAATCTAAAATAATAGACAGCGCTGCCTCCCCTGTAGTAGGATGGATGGTAGAGCCAAATAAATTGAAGCTTGCCTCGTCAGGGTTCTGGATAGACTCTGGACGGGTAATACAATACAACTGACGTGAGATAGCTGCTGCTCGCTCCTCAGATGTAAGCCCTCCTTCGGGAGGTACGATTAGATAGTTACTCATAGTGTGTAAAGATAAACATATTAATAGATGGAATAGAAGGTGTTGATGTTCGTTTCAATGTCGGTGCGGTTGCTGGATTGGTCGGATGGAAATAATACTAATTCTTGCATATTTCCACGCCAAAGTTGACTCGTTAGCGAGCGCATATAAGTCATAATGTGTAAATCGCTGCCTGTTCCCGTTCCCGCACCCAAATTTCCTGTTGTTTC